AGTGCGGTGAGGTGGCCGATAAGGTTGCCAAATACTACAGGGGTGACGGTGATTTAAACCGTGATGGCCTCAAGAAAGAGTTGGGGGATGTTCTGTGGTTTATCGCAGAGCTTTCCACACACCTAGGCTTTGACTTGGATGAAGTGGCCCAAGGCAACCTAGACAAACTAGCAGATAGACAAAAAAGAAATGCCCTCAAGGGTAATGGAGATAACCGTTAATGGACCAGTATCAACAATATATCGCACTCAGCAAATACGCCCGTTTTGTCGAGGGTGAAGAACGGAGAGAAACATGGGGAGAGAGTGTCGATAGATATATCAACTTCTTTTCAGAGAAATTCCCCCAAGCTGCAAAAGACCTTGCTGAAGCCTCTGGTTACATTAAACGGTTAGCTGTTGTCCCTTCTATGAGAGCAATAATGACAGCGGGTCCAGCTTTAGACAGGGACCATATAGCGGGTTATAATTGTTCGTATCTGGCGATTAACGACCAGAGGGCCTTTGATGAAACTTTGTATCTCCTGATGTGTGGTACGGGTGTTGGGTATTCTGTGGAACGTGCAAACACCGAGCAACTTCCTATTGTGCCTCTAAGATTATTGGCGGCTAACGAAACCATTGTTGTTGAAGATAGCAAGATTGGATGGGCTGAAGGATTAAGGAAGTTAATAGGATTATTGTATAACGGACAACGACCTGAATGGGACCTTTCTAAAATTAGGCCCTCTGGTTCACGCCTCAAGGTATTTGGTGGTCGGGCCTCTGGTCCTGACCCTTTGGAAAAACTGTTTAAATTTACAGTAAAAACCTTTGTGAGAGCCAAGGGTCGCCGCCTTAAACCTATCGAATGTCACGATATCCTCTGTGCGGTTGCTGCGTCAGTTGTGGTTGGCGGGGTGCGCCGAAGTGCAATGATTAGCCTATCGGACCTTGATGATGACGAAATGCGTTACTGCAAATCAGGGGAATGGTGGGAAGACAACATTGACCGTAAGTTTGCTAATAACTCTGTGGCTTACGAAAAGAAGCCTGACATGGGGTCCTTCCTCAACGAATGGACAGCCTTGTATAAATCTCAGAGTGGTGAACGAGGTATCTTCAACCGACAGGCAGCTATGGACCAAGCGACCAAATCAGGCCGTAGGGACCCTAATCACGCCTTTGGGACAAATCCTTGCGGAGAGATTTTATTACGCGATATGCAGACGTGTAATCTCTCAGAGGTTATCATTAGGGCTTCTGATGATGAGGAACTACTAACCAAAAAAGTCGAAATCGCGGCCCTTTTAGGCACACTTCAGTCTGCGTTGACCGACACTCGTTACCTACGTCCTGAGTGGAAGAAAAACATGATGGAAGAACGGCTTTTGGGCGTTAGTTTTACAGGCATTATGGATAACCCTTTGATGCACAGTATCGACAGTTATGACGCTACTTTCTTGTCTTGGAGACTTGAGCGTATGAAAGAGGTGGTCATCAAGACCAACGAGAAGTGGGCCTCGCTGCTGGGTATCAACCCATCTGTGGCTACAACTTGCGTCAAGCCAAGTGGGACGGTTTCACAGCTAAGTTCGTCTGCCTCTGGGATTCACCCAAGGTATGCTAACCACTACATTCGGCGGGTCCGTGCAGACATTAAGGACCCTCTTGCAACGTGGATGGCTGACCAAGGGCTTCCAAGCGAACCAGACCAATACCAAGACGATAACTTGGTTTTCTCGTTCCCTATTAAATCCCCAGAGGGTTGCGTTACTCGCCACTCTATGACCGCTATGGACCAACTTAACCTGTGGATGATTTACAGAAAACATTGGACTGAGCATAACCCCAGTATCACTGTGTATGTCTCTGAGGACGAGTGGATTGAGGTTGCCGATTACGTGTATCAGAACTTTGAAGAGGTTGGTGGGGTATCGTTTTTACCCAGAGAAGACGATGCACATACCTACGTTCAAGCCCCTTATGAGGAAATTAATGAGTTGCAATATGCTGATTTTCTTAGTAAAATGCCCTCAGTTTCTTTCTCGGCTTACAGGGAAGCTAAGGACATGACGGTTGCTTCACAGGAACTAGCATGTACGGGCGGTGCTTGTGAGCTTTAGGGATTGTTAACTGGGTTAACTAACTTCGGGTCGCCTTCGGGCGGCCCTTTTTCGTTTATTGGACATTATCGGGTTTACCACCATGAAAATATTTACAGGCACACCGCTGATATCAAAAGAGGTTCTACATTACCTTGAAGCGCAGTACCCAGACAGGATTCCTATGGATGCCTCTATGACCGCTGAAGACTTCCGTTATCTGCAAGGCCAACAAAGCGTCATCGAAAAGATACGCCAACTTACAGAGTTTGAAGAAGAGGACTAATTATGTGCCTACCTAAGAAAACAGTTGTTATGCCAGAACAACAAGCACCGACTATTGGTGCTTCGGCACCCGCTGCGGCTGTCTTAAATACGTCTCCTGTAGATTTTGAAGCGGTGGATACTGACAGTAAATCTCTTAAAAAGAAATCTAAAGGTAAGAAAGCCTTTCGTATTGCTAAGTCAGAAGACATGGGTACACCTATGACTGGTTCTGGCCTCTCAATTCCGAAGAGTACCTAAAGATGTGTACGGGTGTAGAGTACATTTCGCATGAAGCCTACAATAACCGCAACGCCGCTGCACCTGTAAAAACTTCAGGTGATGGTGACGGTGGCGGGACTGTGGGTAGGGCCTATAGAGACACACCAATGAACGTCATGGGTTCAGGTAAAAAATCAAAATCCACAATGACTACAGCCCCAACGCGAAGCACTAGCAGAACCACAGGCTTAAACATAGGTGGACAGTATTCGGGTGGTTTATATTAAAAAGAGGGTGCCATGCTAAACGCACAAAACAAGTCTGTAGCTGGTAGGTACACACAGCTAGAGTCACACAGGCACTCATTCCTAGAGCGCGGCAGAGATGCCTCTGAGTTAACCATCCCAACACTCGTGCCGCCCGAAGGACACTCAGGTTCTACCCTGTATAAAACACCGTATCAGTCGGTGGGTGCCAGAGGTATCAACAACCTAGCCTCTAAACTCCTTATGACCCTCTTGCCTCCTAACTCGCCGTTCTTTCGGTTATCTATTGATGACTTTGATATCGAACAGCTTGCAGGGAAGGACGCTAGGGGAGCCGTTGAGGAAGCCTTGTCCCGAATAGAACGGGCGGCAATGCAAGAGATTGAAGCTACTGCCGTTAGGGTCCCTGTGCATGAAGCCCTAAAGCAACTTATCGTGTCAGGGAACGCTCTGGTCTATCTACCGAAAACTGGTGGTATGAAAGTGTTTCGATTAGACCGCTATGTGGTCAAACGCGATACCATGGGTAACGTACTGGAAATTATCACTAAGGAGACTGTTTCTCCTATGATGCTTCCTAAAGAAGCCCAAGAAATCATAGCGACCTCTGAAGAGTACGACAGGGACACAACAAAGAACTGTGACCTATACACCTACATTTGTCGCAAAGGTAATAAGTTTGAGATTTATCAGGAAGTAAAAGGGTTCGTTATCCCTAGTACCCAAGGTACTTTCCCTCTTGAAAAACTCCCGTTCATTCCCCTGAGATTTATTAGGATTGATGGTGAGGATTATGGGCGTGGGTATGTAGAAGAGTATATCGGTGACTTACGAAGTCTTGAGGCTCTTACGAGAGCTATTGTCGAAGGTGCTGCGGCGTCTTCAAAGGTACTATTTCTGGTAAGGCCCAACGGAACAACCAAACAATCGACATTAGCCAAGGCCCCCAATGGGGCTATCGTCCAAGGGGATGCTAATGACGTAACTACCCTTCAGGTACAGAAGTACAATGACTTCAGGGTAGCCCAAGAAACAGCCTCAACTATTACAGAACGTCTTTCCTTTGCGTTCCTGTTGAATAGCGCCATTCAAAGAAATGCGGAACGTGTCACAGCGGAAGAAATAAGGTATTCTGCACAGGAGCTAGAAACAGCCCTTGGTGGTGTCTACAGTATTCTCTCCCAAGAGTTTCAGTTACCGCTTGTTAAGCTCTTGCTGGCTCGCCTTGAGACAACAGGCAAGATGCCAAAGATGCCCAAGGATTCCGTAAAGCCCCAGATTGTTACTGGATTGGAAGCCCTTGGTCGTGGACAGGACTTGAACAAACTATCTCAATTCCTGAGTTTCCTTCAGCCATTAGGCCCTGAGA